TATTGCCAAATGTAATCATAGACTCCCATGGCACGGCTTCAATGCTAAGCATATTTGATTTGGCTCTATTTTTTTCAGAGTCGCCGCCGCCGCCACCGCCACCTCCACCACCGCTGCTGCTGCCGCCACTTTTTTTCTTTCCACATGCCGTTACATACAACTGATGTTCATTGGAGGCGTTTTTTAAATGCTGTTTATATTTTTTCACTATCGAATTTATCCAATCTTGAATTTGAACCAGGGATAATTCGTAGGAATAAATTTTCATGGTATTATATTCAATAAATTCGGTGCCAATAGGTCCACGCTGTTTTTCTTTTGAATTTATGGTAATTGCACCATAAATTTTATCAGTTAAGATAAATTCTTTTGATTGATCTACAACATATTCGCTGATTTTTTCAATGTCTCTCCCAATATCGTCATCCCATGACAATTCGCTAATTTCTTTAATTTTATAGATTGATGTGTTTAGAGTTGCTAAATGATACATTAATGCGCGAAATTTAATAGTGCGATATCGGTCAGTCGCAGTCAGGACAATAGTTTGTTTATTAATTTGTTTACTGAATATAGTTAATAGACGGCGTTTAACAGTTCGAACGTTGACATTATAATAAAGAATATATAATAAGGCAAACATGCAACAATCGAATAGAATATAGCCACTCTTTAAGGCGTTTATTACGTGTGTCATCTGCCCCATGATTAGGGGTACAATAAAGTATTCGGGATTCATTTTGTTTATTCGTCTTTAAGTATAATTGAATGTAAATGAATTCTTTGTTTCAATTTTATCCTTTAATAAACATCTATTACATTTGCACTTTTTAAAAAAAGTGTGGCAAAAACAGACTGCAAAAACAGACTGCAAAAACAAACTGCAAAAAACATACAATTTCACATATATTATACAGTCTGTTTTTGCCACACTTTTTCTTAAAAAGTGTTTTTCTTAAAAAGTATTTTTTTGCCATACTTTTTCTTAAAAAGTATTTTTTTAAAAGTGTATATATATGGTAAAACGCATCATCCAAGACAGTGGTTTATATAACATGTTTCATCAATCCTATATCCAGCCAATCAATAGTAGCAAACTATTCGCAGGGATTTTGATGATACTTATGAATATTGGTTCAAAATATATTGAAGTTAATTTATCCAAATCCCAAGAGCATGTATTACGAAACGGTGTAGGGCGCGAAATTGTGATTTTTTGCGTCGTTTTTCTCGGCACGCGCGACTTAGTCATGTCGATTATAATGACCTCGGCATTTATTATACTAACGGATCATCTTTTTAATGAAGAAAGTTGCTTTTGTATTATGCCTAAACATTTAAAATATGTAGCCGAAAAAGCTGATAAGAAAAAAGAGGAGCTAATTACGCCTCAGGATGAAAAGAAAGCAAGAGAACTCTTGGAAAGGGCTAAAAAAATGCGTAATAAAAAACAACAGGGAGAATTCTTAAGTTATATGGATAAGTATAGTGATCAGACATTTGAGGATCAGACCTTTAGTGATCAGTTTTATGCTTAACACACACTTTTAAAAAAAACACTTTTTAAGAAAAAGTGTAGCAAAAACACACTGTATAATAGAGTGTAATATATGTGAAATTATGTGTGTTTTTGCAGTCTGTTTTTGCCACACTTTTTCTTAAAAAGTGTTTTCTTAAAAAGTGTGTTTTTGCCACACTTTTTTTAAAAGTGTGTTTTTCTTAAAAAGTGTAAAATAAAATATTACAATATTGTAGTTATGACTTCTTTACCCATTGAATTATTACAAGTGAATTTATTAACCACCGGTGATTATATATCACCAAAACCTATTATTTTCAAACCTAATGTGGCTATTTTTTTTACCACAAAAGTATTTTTAGACAAAGATATATTAAAGAATAATAAGATTGACATTAAACCTTCTCTCTTTCTTAATAATGAAGTATTCGATAAAGCCATAAGATTAATGGATGATAATAATTATAGTGATGAAGAAATTCTTAAAAATAATATAGATTTATTTAGAAAGGCATTATTTTCTCAAGAAGAAAAAATACCAATTGGTAGTAAAATTTATCTAGTCCTTAAAAGTACCTATTTACCAGATAGTTTTAAAAAAAGTACTGCACCTGTATATGCTCCTATGCAACATTCTTTTTATATGCAAAATACTCCATCTATGCAAAATGTATTAAAATATACGATTACTTATAAATTATATATATTGGATAGTCAGAGGAATTTACAACCAGGCGATTTTAAACGCGGTAGTTGTAAATTAAAAGCGAAAGAATTAAATCAACAAGCCAAGGATATTTTTGGAGTGTCATTGGGACTGGATAGTGATTTTCCTCCAGTAAAGGTTGCACCTACTATATATGGTGCAAATGCTTATGGTTATGGTGCAAATCCTTACGGCTATGGTGCAAATGCTTACGGTACGAATCCTTACGGTGCGAATCCTTATGGATATGGCATGAATGCTTACAATGCAAATGCTTACGGTTACGGCGCAAATCCCACTATACAAAGAAATGAGGAGTTATTAAAAACAAAGAGAGATATACGTACATTATTAAAAGATTATGAATTAAAAAAAGATACATATATTCGGGATCAAAATATCCTGGAATGGCAAGACTATAAAGAACGACAAATAAATGATCAGTTACCAGTAATCGGTATGAATGAATGGATAAAAAAACGAGAACAGGATTATTTAGAGAATAAATATAAACTTGATTGGTTAAACTATAAAGCTAAATATAGTAATGGATCAACTTTAGAGAGATGGTTAAAAGATAAATTAGAAGAAGAATTGGAGAATAAAGTGGATTATTATACAAAAGAATGGCTTACGTATAAATCTTTAACTGGGCGCCAAGCAAATTTAAATCAATGGTTAAAAGAACAATTACAAGGGCAAGTGGACACACAGATGCAACAGCAACAGCAAAGAGAGAGAATTGGTGGTAAAAAAAAGAGAAAGACACATAATAGAAAGACACATAATAAAAAGACACATAATAAAAAGACACTTAAAAAGATGAGAAAAAGAAGTAAAAAGATGATAAAAAGAAGTAAAAAGATTATAGATAATAATACTATAAATATAAATAATAATATAAAATTAGGTTATTACGATACGTCAAAAATTCACCCAGCATCCATCATATTATGAACTCTTTTTAGTAGTTTTTTTGGGACCCTTTTTAGCACCCTTTTTAGGAACTTCTTGCGGAGGAGCATTTTTTTGCGCTAATTCTTTAAGTTCTAATTCTTTTAACCTTTCCATTATTTCTAATTCTTCTAATTCCCGCAATTCTCTTGCGCGTTCAGATGGCGGCAATTTCAAACATTCTATGCGAAAATTTTCTACTAAATCATATGGAATATATTCAAAATTCACCAAAGTTCGGTTGAGAGCATATAATTCTTCGGCATGTTCACTTGTCTCCAATGCATTATAAAATGACTCCTGATCTTCGAAATATTTTTGCGCTGTTTTCATCCCGCATTTCTTGAAAATCGGCGGAATATTATCACTCTTGTCTCCCGCAACAATCTTGCAGAACAAATCTTTTTCGACATTGCCCGAAGAATTCTTGCTTTTCATTAAATCCTGGTATTTCAAATTACGGAGGTGTACATGATCACTGCCGAGTTGAATATAATCCATATCGCTGGCGATAATCCAAATGTGCGCGTCCGGGTAGGTTTCGCGCAAATGTCTTGTCGTAATGGCAATACAATCGTCTGCTTCTAAGTGGTCGTAGGATAGAATGGATTCGATGCCGGAGGCTTCAAAAAGTTTCTCATCATAGGTCAATTGAAAGAACTTACCTACGCCGAACTCATCATCTTTGCTGCGCGTAATTTTATAACCGGGGTATAAGCGATTGCGCCAAATATCGCTCCGCTTACAATCCTTTCCGACGAGCTTAATTGAACTCTCAATGCCTAGACATTTATTCATCTCCTGAATGCGGTCGTCAAATGTTTTCTTGAATTTTTCAATAAATGCGGGATCATCATTACAGGAAATATCAGGTTTATCTCCAGATTTTGCATTCTTCCACCAAACATTCAAGGCGAAATAGCGGTAAAATACGAAATAACTGCCGTCAATGAGTACGAAATTCATGGTCATCTTTATTAGTATATGTAGAAGATATGTTTAAATCGATTATGAATCAATTTTATAAACAACCTTTTGGGAAAAGGTTGAACCAAAACAACCAACCTTTTTAAAAAAGGTTGAACCAAAACACCAACCGATGGATATGTGACAAAAACAACCTACGGGAATCTGTTAAAAATAATTATATTTTTATATAATTATTTTTATATTTATTTTTATATTTATTTTTATATATTTATTTTTATATTTATTTTTTATTTATATTTATTTTTTATTTTTTATTTTTATATTTATTTTTATATTTATTTTTATATTTATTTTTTATTTTTAGTATATTTCTTTATCTTTAATTTGAATTTTCTACTAAATTTATGTTTATTTTTTGTTATTTTTTTATGTTTTTTTGTTTTATATTTTTTATTATTACGTTTTTTCTTTGTCTTACATAATTTTTTACCTCCTTGAAATGATAATCTTGGTGCATCAATCATTCTATTTCCTTCATTCATTCTAGGTCTTTTAGAAATAGGTGATGAGGGGCTTGCTGTATAAACTTGTGGTGCATTATATAATTCAGTTAATGTTGGTGTATTAGGTTGATATGGTGATTGTGATTGCGATTGCGATTGTGATTGCGATGGTGATTGCGATTGCGATTGAGAATCATTAATATCAGGAACTATCCGCGATTGTAAATGTTCTCTCATAAAAGACGTCTCTTCAATGAATGTATATGTTAAAAAAGGTACAACTAATCCTATATTATATTGAAAGTTTTCATCAAACAATGGTTGCTGTACAATTTGTAATAAAAAATTATTCAAGTATGCATTTATTTTATAACTTAATTCAAATATGCTTGCATTAGCCATTACATAATGTATAGGGTCATCATAATCATCTCGTCCAATTAAATATAAAATTCTATTAGCAAACATGTCACTAAATTCTTCAAACATCTTAAAAAAATCCGCATATACGTGGTTAATATATATTTGTTCAGTGTCTTTATCTATGCCGCCATTTGACGTAAAGTTAGCGTAATCCGTACTTATTCTCGATTGTATATTATTTACATCACCATTTAACATTACTTTAATAATTGCGATTCGTTCAGTATAAAAATATTCTTGAAAATATTCTATAAAATTATTATCTATTAATGTGTCAAACATAAGGTCTACTTTTATTTGTGAAGAGCCGTCATATTTTTTACAATATTGAGGCAAATCTTCTCTCTTAACTAGTGATTCTAGTAACATAATTTGAAAGATTGTATTGAGAGATAGATTGTTAGTAGGTATAGTAGCCATCTCACACAATAAATATAAATTAAATTCATCTTCCGCATTTTTATCGAGTAAACCACCGGTGGCAAAATACTCCTGTAATGGTTCTACTGCGTTTGCTCCTGGATCTAGTGCACTTAGACCTGGATCTGCTACGCTTGCGTTTGCTCCTACTTCGTTTGCTCCTACTGCGTTTGCTCCTACTTCGTTTGCTCCTACTTCGTTTGCCTTAAATAAAGTATTATATAGAGCCGTCTCTATTCTAGACCAAAATTCTTCAAAATGTTCTTTATTTAACATGTCCATTTTTCCATCTATTCCATTCGCTATAAATGGTTGTTTCAATTGGTTACGAAGAGCAACGATATTTTGATCAACATCAAGATCTTCGCTATAATTCCATTTTCTTTGTGCATTTGTTAATCCTCTAATATTTCCTCTATTCACCATAATATCAAGATAAAAACTCATTAAAGTATCTTTAAATACCGCGTAGTCTGAATTAAATCTATTCAATGTATTTGGCAACTGAGTGTTAAAAAATATTCTCTTTTGCTCTTGGTCTTTTTTAAGTTGCGCGGTTTGTGTCCTCGTTAAACCCTCAGGAAAAGTATCTGAAATAATACTCATTTTATTCCAATCAATTATCAATTTACGCCAGACATTAATAAACTGATGTAATTCGGCGTAATCTGATAAACTAATATTCAAACAAAGTGAATTAAACTTATTTGTTTTCAATAGTCTTAAAAATTTCTCTTTATCAAAAGTGAGATCTACATCATATTTATTCAAAAAATCTAAG